CCAGGACGGACGTAGATGACCCCGTCAGCGTCCTTACCGCCTTCTTCGGCATACCGGACAGCCACTCGGCTGGAAGGGATGGAGAGAGGCGGCTGGATCTTGTCGTACGACCTTCCACCGTCTTCGGAGTAGGCCGCAACGGTCTTGATGTTGTCCTGGTTGCGAAGAACCTCGGGCCAGTCGGTTCCTGGAGCCGACAGAACCTTGATGTTGGTCTGATGGTTGGTGCCGAGCTGATCCACCTTGACGTAGTGGATCTTGTAGCCTTCCTGCTCCAAAGCAGTGATGGCCGTGTCGAGCTTCTTTCGGGTGATGCCGAGGTGATACTCGGTACCGGCGCCGACGTCAAGATGTTTCTTCTCGGCGATCTGGGCCTTCAGGATCGCGGTCGTAGCCTCGACTACTTTGGTCTTGTCGAGCTCGCCAGGCTTGAGCCACGAACGAACCGTAGCTTCGGGTACGCCCATGCGCTTGCCGATCCCCACGTTCGAGTAACCCTTGTCCTTGAGACGAAGGGCCATGTTGATGTTGGCCTGCTTCACCTCGAGCCTGGCGATCGACTTGAGGTCGCGAAGCTTAGTCGTGGTGATGTCGAACGCCTTAGCGATCTCTGCTTCGCTCATACCGTGCTTGTTGCGCATCTCCTCGACGTCATCGAGGAATGTGCGGTTCATCTTGTCCTTCGTCATGCCCGAACCGTATGGGTACCGACCAGACTTGCGAAGGATGCCGTAGTGAGCGAGGTAGTCCTCTTCGCTGAACTCCACGGAATCACCGCCTTTCTTAATACGCCTCGTTACGCTTGCGATTTCTGCGCTTCGATGCGCTCGTTGAAAGCAGTGACCTTTTCCATGATGTACATGATGAGGTCGGGGTCGGCACGGTAAATACGCACCTCGTCGTTCTGGTAGATCCGAAGCTCAGTCTCGATCTCGTACGGGTTCATCTCGTACTCGAGGCAGAAGTACGCCGCGTAGACGTAGAGCTGCTTCTCAGACGTTCGAGCGACGCCGGTCTTCAGGTCGTGGATCCGAAGGAAGCGATCCCGGAAACCGATAGCGTCGGCAGTTCCGTAGAAGTTGATCGAGTAGAACAGGATCTGTTCAGCCGTCAAGCCCAACGTGATGGCGTCGTTGACGTAGAGCGCCATCGTTGCCTGGTAGGGCTCAGTCATGTGCTCGGGGTCCTCAGACAGCCTGATCCCGTCGCTGATGGCCTTCTTGGCGAGTTCGTGGAGTCGAGTACCCTTAGCGGACGCCATGGCTGTACGGAACGCGTGGTCCATCTTGTCGTCCGAGTAGTTGATCCAGTGGTAGTTACTCGCGCTGAACATAGCGTGAGTTCCCGCCAGATCCCAGTGCTTGTTGAAGAGCACGTAGAACGTCCTGTTCGTTGGAAGGGTGAATGAACGCTGCGAACGACATCTCGTCCAGCATCCGGACGTAGTAGTCCTGGTTAGGCTGGTGAGGCGTACGTGCATTCGCCTTGACTTCTAGCATGGCCCATCGGTCTCCGTAGAGCACCAATAGGTCTGGAATTCCCTGGAGGTAGCCCGAGTCGTTCTTGAGGATCACGCATCCAGGGAATCTGCGGCGCAACCTCTTGATGAGGTTCGCTTGGTATTCCCGCTCTAGCAAAGGCTTATTCCGCCCCTTCTATCATATGCCACGTTTGCGCCACGTGTTAATATCTGTGGCGTCAGATCTCACGGAATCTCTGGTATGTGGGCCAGACTTCGGACTGGGTCGCGGCGGCGAGCCATATGTCCATCTCTTTCAGACCGTATCTGATCGCCGCTTCTCTGGGGCTTCCGAACTTCTCGCCGCTGTCTATCTCCTCAAGGGGCGAGGCGGGCGATATCGGAGCGGACTTGAACTGCTTGAAGTACTGACTTGCGAACCACCGTGGACGCCACATGAGATTGTCAGCGCGGTTGTTGGTCCGGTCTCCATCGAGATTGATCGGGGTGTCGAACGCCTCTTGCGGGGGCGGGAGCAGGAAGGCGATCGCGACCAGGATGGAGACCGCGCGCTTGTACTGAACGTAGTTCTTGGTGAGCCCGACGTTCACTATCCCGAACTGGTTCACCATCAGTGTCATGATTCGGTCGTTGTCGTCGTTCCGGACGAGTCCGGTGTCACTGACGGAGTAGCCCGGGAAGGACTGTATCGAACGCCATTCGGTGATCATAGAAAGAGTCCCCACTCTCTTCGACGCAGATGGCCCTGCGTAAATGGTGCATAAGCGGCGTTGCTGATCGTTTTGCAAGAACTCGGGCGCTCATGTCAAATGTCAAATCTGAATCGCAAAACTTTTCGTTTCTACGACTTCAATATCTGCGTTACAGATATTAGAAACTTATTTCTGGGTAGTTTTGCTCTTCAGATTTGTTATTTGTCATGGACGAGGCCCGAGATGTCCTAGTTTCTTGCAAATCACGGGCCACGCCAGCACGACGATCACCTGACCAAGCCGCCAAGTTTGGCGACGAACTCGATCTCGTTGAAGCTCTGTTTCGTCTCCAACGAGGCTCTCACCGCGCGGTCGATCGCGGCGCTCGAGAAAAGTGTCAGGTAATTAAGTTCCTTATAGGGTGTATCGAGGCGATCTACCCTACCATGTGCCTGATTCCACGTTCTGTACGAATATGTCAACGAGTGGAACAGAGTCGCATTCGTCGTCGTACAGTTCCAAGCTTCGGCTCCCGCTGTGTACTGAACGAGGTAGACCCACTCATTACCGTCCGGAACAGGCTGATGCTTATGCCCATTCCATTCCGCAAGAGTAACACCGGTCTCCGGGTTCAGCTTCCGCAACTCCGTCAATTCGTAGTCGAAGTTGTAGAATACAATCAAGCGGGGATGTACCTCGAGCTGAGTTTTCACAGCACGCAATCTCGTCGCATCCGAGTACACAATCTTGCGCATCGTGTAGAAGAGCTCGGGCACACTTCGGATGGGGCGGTTCTCGTATGGATTCCATCGCTCCTTCAGAAGCTCATCGACCATCTTCTGGTCGTACTCGACTTCGATGTCCCTGGAAATCCTCTTGGTATGCCGCTCGTAAGGCATGTGAACCAGGAGCTGTTTCCTGAGACGAATGAGCTTTCCCTCGGCGACGTAGTGGTCAACCTTGGGGAACTTGCTGTACGCGTTGTAGACGACGTGCTCTCGCTTGAACGTGGATCTGTTGGGGTAGAGTCCGTTAGCGATGAACACGGATACGTAGTCCAGCCAAGTGTCGCCAGGAGTGGCACTCAGTAGGATCCAGTTGTTGCGTTTCGCGATGAACTCGAACGCCCTCGCCCAAGCTCCACTGCCAACGAGACGTTGCTCGTCGAAGATGAAGAAGGCGTTCTTGACGTTCTTGTACTTCGTGATGTTGTTCCATGAGTCCACGCGCAGAACGCCAGCCAGCGTCAGCTCTTTGGACTTACCAACGCCGCACCGCGCGAACTCGGTCTCCCAGTCAAGAGAGTCACGTTTCCGCGCGGTGGTTATGACGTAGACGTCTTTCGGCGCTTCTTTCTCGATGTAGTAGGCAGCCGCAGTACGAGACTTGCCGGTACCCACGCCACCCCAGAGGATCTTGCCGTTACTGAGCTCGTCGACGGCTTTCCGCTGGTGCGGGTAAAGGTCTAACGCCATGGGGGGGACTCCTGCTACTACGCCGCTACATCCTTCTGGGCGAGCGGCTTGACGGTGAAGAAGCTGAAGGTGGGGGCTTCAGGCTTGGAGGGCTTGAAAACGGGCTTGGGGGCCGGCTTCCAGGCTATGAGTCTCTCGTAACCGAGTTCAAGCGCCAGCTCGTCGAATATCGGGGTGTTGGACATGAGACGGTTCCTTTGCGTTTGATGTGGCTTTTGAGGTGTGAAACATAGTCCGGGATTGAGAGGCGGGGCAAAGACCCGTTAAGGATCCCTACCCCTGCCTCACACTCCGTCCCCGACCCTCAGATGAGCCCCACGATGTGGCGGGCGGTCTCCTCGGCGAACGGCGCCGTGCTGTCCATCTCCTTGAAATGCGTGGCGTCAGCCTGCCTCTGCATGGCGGCTTCGACCAGCTTGAGAACGTCCTCGTACTTCTCCTCGTCCGTCATGGCCGGGATGAAGTTCTTCTTGAAGCCCTCGTCCGTGTAGACCTTGAAGCCAGTATCGGACTTCGTGATCCAGTACCCCACGAAGGCTCTGGCGTTCTTCTGGTGCTGCTCCTGAATCTTGATGTAGAGGTTGGAGCGGTCCTTGATCGCGTCGGTGCTCAGGATCTTTCCGCCGCACCACTCGGCCACCTTGAAGATGTTCCCGGGGGTGACCTGGAAGGCTTCGATCTCGAACGTCGTACGGGTGAACTTGCTGGGCTCGTCCACGTTCTTCCTCCTGATCAGGCGACGAGGCGGTGCCGGCGTCGGTTTGTCTTGGGGTTGTGGACCACCGTCAGCGGTATGACGACCCGCCTCCGCCAGACGATGTCCGCCCGCCTCAGAATGGCGAGCTTCTTCTCAGCACGGATGTCACTGCCGACGTCGAGACCGACCGCCACGGCGATCACGAACAACGACATCGCGATGATGTACACGAGCAGCATTAGCTTTCCTCCTTGTCGAACGGGCACTTCGTTTCGGGAACAGGTGAACGGGTGTTGTCCGCGATGGTGACGCCGAAGATCACACCCATGAGCATGATCGCGGCTCCGGCCACCATGGACCAGAAGATCGTCACCGCTCGATCGCCCTCTGGTGCTCTTCCTCGACCCACTCGCCCTCGACGTCGATGACGTTCGGGTCCTCGCCCGGAGGAAGCGCGTACTGGCCGTCGGGGCCGATCTCGGGGATGTGCGCGTACTTCAGCTCCAGCGGGTCCTCGTGGATCGTGCCGACGATCGACTGCAGGTAGGCCGTCCTGCCGTTCTTGCCGTTCACCAACCAGTCGTACGGCCGGATGATCAGCTCGACGTTGTCGAACTCGGGCCAGTCCATGACCTCGGCGGACTCCTCGTCCAGCAGGGTGCGGACGCCCTTGGACTTGGCGTAGATGTGCATACGGGGCTTCGAGCGGCCCTTGAAGCTGACCTTGACCTTGAGGCTCAGGTCGCCCTCCTCGCCCTCCTCACGGGGACGCAGGCGCTTGACGTTCCACCCGCCCTTCAGCATCTGCTCGCCGATGTCCTCGGGGAGGACCACGGTGAAGTTGCGGTCTCCCTCGGCGTTGAACATCCGCTCTTCGCCGGCGAAGTTCCGGAAGATGATGCGGACACCTTCGAGAAGAACACTCTTCTCTTCAGCCATTCTTGTTCTCCTCTTCCAGATGAATCTTCATGAGGTGGTCCCTCATTGCATCTCGTATGACGTAGTTGACGGCAGCCGACGGGCTGTAGAAGATCGAAGGGTACGCAGGTCTGAAGCCCATCCACCAGACCAGTTTTCGAATTCGACTCATCTAGATCACCCAGTCGTCTTCCGACGCCTTAGACGGGTTCTCAGCCTGCAGCTTCGCGGCGGTCTGTGCGTCGTGGATGACGAAGTCGATGGACTCGCCGTCCGTGGTGATCACCTTCTCCGCCGTACCGAGGACCAGACGCTCGCCATTGACGTAGGTGACTACGGGCTGCTTCTTGGTCACGTCTCCCCCTAGTCCGGAATGACGATGTTGCGCATCTTCACGTAGGCGTCGACATAGGTCTCGCCTTTGTCGCCGTTGTATGTGACCTCGAAGTACATCCCGTCGCTCATGTCGGTGCTGACGAGAGCCTTCCAGTTCTGCAGGGTCTTGGCGAACCAGACGACGTAGAGCTCGTAGACGGGCTTGACGCTCTCCGGGCCCGACTCGTAGATCTCGTTGTCGATGACATCCTTGACCAGATGCTTGGCCTCCTGCTGGAAGTCCTTGGGCACCATGCCGGTACCGGGGTTGTTGATTCCTTCGCTGACAAACATCAGACATCTCCCTCTGAGTGAGCCGTCGGAGAGGCGAGTTTCCGGACATGCCAGTCCCTCGCCTTCCTCCGACCCGTGGTTGTGCACGGTCACTTAATGAACTCCGCGTAGCTGCCGAACTTGTCGATGGCCTTGATGGCCTCGTCCGCCAGGTTCTCGTAGTACGACATGTCGACGACGTCCGTGATGGACCCCGTGTCCCTGACTGCCTGCGTGAGGTCCTCGAACAGCATCCGGTCGACGGCGTTCAGGTTGAGCGTCTTGACGACCTCAGCCTCAAGCCAGAGGTGCCCCTTGGTGCCGGCGACGGCGTACGTCTTGTCGTCCTTGATCTTGACGAGCTTCGCGCCGCCCGCTTCCTTGTAGACCGGGAGGAACAGACCGATCTTCCCGACGAAACGCGTACCCTTGTAGGGTGTCGCCGGCGTCGCCATCGATTCGTCGTAGTCGAGGTACAGGGCGTACGACCCCTTGACCTGCTTGGGCTCGCACAGGTCGTTGAACGCGATGGGCTCGCCGGTGAAGAGAGCCTTGAAGACGACCGGGTGCTGGAACTGCGCGCCCGTGGCCTTCCAGAAGTCGACGTCCCCCTTCTTCTCGGTCCAGCCGACCCGGGCGATGAACACGGCGTCGTTCACGAGGCACATCTTGCTGTAGGTGGCTTCGTGGTTGAAGTCGTATCCGTACTTACGCCCGAACTCCTTGACGAAGTCGATGGTCTCCTGGGTTGCATTGGGGATCTTGACCGAGTCCGTCTTGATGTGGACGACCTGAATGTCCCTATCCTGAAGCGCGCACTTCAGGTCCACCATGAACAGGGCACCACGCTTGGCGACGATGTTGTCGATGTTGCGCGGGTCCTTGAACTCGTTCGGGAAGGTCGCCGCAGTGAAGCCGTAGATCGAGTTGATCACCAGCTTCAGCGCTCGGTCGAGTGCCTGCGCTTCCTCCTCGGTTTCCGGCCACGCAACACCGGGGAACAAGCCCTCGAACTTGGCCCGGTTCCCGTTCTTGAGCGCCAAACGGGCGTCCATGAGACGAACGAACTTCGCGGTGTACGACCCGAAGAGATCCAGCTGCATGATCGAGGTCGGGTGCATCGACGAGACATCCAGAAGAGCGACGTTCTCGTAGATGCCGGGCTCTGCGTAGACGTAACCGCCTTCGCCGACGACCTCACCCCGGTAAGTGCTCTTCTCTACCGCGTACGGATCGAAGACATACCCCGGGAACTCCCTGGACAGGTCCGTGTAGATGAACTTGTCCTGAGGGTTGCGGTCGTTGCCGAAGATGATCTTCGTCGCGTGGTTCCGAGTCGTGTCGTTGACCGTCAGGCCGCTGAGGTCCGCCAAGATCTGACGGGCCACGAAGTCCTGCTTGCAGTGCTCGGCCACCGCTTCGAGAGCGACAACGTCGTTTGCGCAGTATTCCACGACTTTCCACCAGAGTTCCGGCGGTACGGGCTCGTTCCAGGGGATGTCCATCTCCATGTGACGGAGGCCCAGCTTGATCTCCCACCACTTCAGGGACGGCTTCGGAGTGACCGAGCAGTAGTCCATGACGTCCGCGTACGAGAGGCTGTAGGCCTTGCCGAACTTGGCGCTTCGGTCCTTCAGGACGATGATCCTCTGGGAGAGCTGGTAGAGCTGTTCGTTGGTGTACCCCATCATCGCGCCCCACAGAATGTGGTTGTCGTAGTCGCGGCAGTTGTAGCCCGCCAGCTTGAACTGGAACAGTGACTCGACATCCGTGGCGCTGGGGTTGATCATCCGAACGACGGTGTCACTGCCGGCGTACTTCCAGCAGATGACGAAGAGGTTCGGATAGACCTCGCAGTCGAAGTAGACGATCCGCTCGTCCTTGGCCGGCGGCGCTGCCCCCTCGGCCGTGACTTCGGACTTGAACTTCATCTTCTGGACGGTCTTGATGCTGATGAGCGACTGGTTGCTGCTGCGACTGGCGAAGGCCAAGAGCTTCGGCCGCAGATCAGACAGGTCGTAGACCATACCCGATGCGTACGCGTCGTCGAGGACCTTCCTGACGAAGTCGATCGACGGTTTCGTGCCGGAGTGGAACTCCTTCTGCATGATCCGAGCGATCAGATCCCGAAGGCCCTTCTCGGTCTGAATCGTCTTCGTCTCCAGCATTG